TGCCTGTATACGGCGGTAAGCCGTTGCTCAGACTTACGCGCCCATGCTGTTACTTGGTCTGAGAATTTAGCCATATTGCTCAATCCAGGCCATCAGGATATTCCTGTTAGATTCCGCCCATTCGTACGGATCTTGATTTCCTTTACTCATATTACAGAAAGGACAAAGAAGCTGTAGATTTTCAGGGCCATTAGTCCCTCCCAAGTATATTGGCATAATGTGGTCTACGTGAAATCTGTTTATGCCAAATACCTCTAGCGGCTCTCGGCAGCAATTGCATCTGCCATCCTGTACAGAGAATAGCAAATTTATGTCATCCTTGGTATGGCTTCCCTCTGCCTGCCTTATTTTCGCTCTTCTGTTTCTGGTGTCCGCCAATCTTCTTTCTCTATGCCTCTTCCTTAACTCTGCTGTCTTTTCTGGATTGTTCTGCTTCCACTCCCTACTCTTTCTTCTTGATTCGTCTATATTATCCCAATATCTTTTTCTTCTCGCTTCAAGCACTCGATCTCTATTTCTTCTCTGCCACTCCAGCGCTTTCTTGGAAAGGTGCTTCCTATTTTTTGCTTGGTATTCTCGAATCTTGTCTATGTTTCTTCTGGCATACTCCCTACTCTTTTTGTTTCTAGCCTCCCTGTTCTCGCGCTCATAATTTCTTGACCTATCTACGGCGCAAGCCCTACACTCTCCGTTCCTTGTAACCCTTTCAGAAACATGACCTTTAGGGCATGGCTTACCAGTAAAATATCTCTTTAATCCTGCCATTTTTGCAGAACTTCTTGGCAGTATATGGATGCATTCTGTGGATAAGTCTTTCAAGATACGCACTCCGCTCAAGTGGTCGCTAGAAGAATGCACGGAAACCAGTAGCGTTCTGGCTTTCGGATGGCCGTCCTATCCGTGCATTTTCATTATAACAAGATCAGCCGAATCCTTCCACGCGCCGAACAGAGTTTGCAAAGTCTATCCGGTATACTGCCTTGCATCTGCACTGAATTGTTTGCGACGGGCTAGCACCTAATGATGTGTCGCCAGGGTACATCATCCGGCTCATGTCCGGTGCGATAAACGCAGACTCAAGGCCGATAGGGTTATCCCTGTAAGTCTGCTCCATCTGCAAATGATCCAGCCTTGTGCGTGCATCGGGTGAGGAATCCCAGCCCTTCGATACGTCACGCGGATCAATATCGCCCTTGATAGCCGCTTGCTTGATTGCCTCAAACTGTCCGGCGCGCAAGGCGTTAATCGACTCCGTTCTGGCAATAACCTGCCCCCTATAGTTTTGGGTTCTGGCCTGCATGGATGTAATCATGCGATTAACCTGCTCGCGGCTCAGTGGCTTGTCTTCATCGATAGCCTTTCGCACAGCAGAATCAAACCGCTTATCCCTCAGTTCGCGGTTGAAGTAGTTGCCATCAAGGCTTTCCAGTTCGTCCCGCGCCCGCGCTACCCATTCGGCCTGACGTGATGTTAGGCCAATGAAGCCACCCACGCGCTTGCCGGTTCGTTGATCAATCCGACCAATCAGGTCTAGCGCAGACTGGCGCGGGTTAATCCCTCGCTGCACCGCCTCTGTAAGCCGCTCTCGCACCATCTGACGCTGTTCGTCGAATACCTCGGTAATCAGGCGGCTCGAAAGGTTAGCGAGCCACTGTGTAGCGCTGGGAAGGGCCATGTTGAACCGTGCGGGAACAGCGCCAAGTTCTAGCGGGATAGTTCCGATCTGCTCCGCACCCGTTAACCCACCCTGCCGATACGCCTGCCTGATAGCCTCTTCCAGCGGGCTAAACGTGGCCTCGTCCAATTGCAGAAGCTCAATAACCCCATCCACATTGCCGACTTCCAGAAGGCGCACGATTTCCTGAATGACGGCTTGGTCTCGGACGGACTGAATCGCCGAGCGGAAGGCGCGCAAAACTGCCTGTTCTTGGGCGGTTTGGATGGATAGGAGGTTAGCGGCCATGCTTCTCGGTCTTTACGTCTGTGCTTAGCAAGATAGCCTCTCCTGATAGGGTATATGTCCAGCAGAACGTAACATCACAAATCATCACGCCATGCTTGTCGGCAAGCTCCCTTGCGAAATCCTGTAACTTATCGTGAACGGTTTTCTCTAGTGATTCCATAACTCCCTCCACTCCAATCAGCGACACACGGACTCAAAGCCCATAATATCGCACACAAGCCATGAGGACTGAGGCTCGCCAATACTGGCAAGGCCAAAAGCCATCGCTGCAACTAACGCTACGCCTACAACCAAAAGCGCGCAGTCTTTCATGCTGGAGCCTCAAGCCTGTCAATCGTCTTCCCTGACTCACTCATGACAAAGCAGTTTAGCCAATCATGTTCTGAAAGGCGCTCCCACATTCCGGCTTGGTAATACACTCGGAGCCCGTTATCGTCAGGCGCTACGCAATAATCATTGGTGCAGATTACGCGCTGATTAATGGGGCCGTCTTGCTTGCTGCCACTGAATTTTAAATAGATCATGCCTTTCTCCTGTCTGTCTGCGTGATCAGTATATCAAAAAAGCCCGCGTTGTGCGGGCGGGGTGGTTAGTTTAACGTTAGAGAAACTTTGAGCCCCCCAATATCCAATTCTGATACTCCTCTTTTGTGTTTTTTTACCGATGTTTCCGAATCTCTTACCTTTCTCTTGTGCTTTGCAACCCAGTGGGCTATCGCCTTTCGCCTTCCATTTTTTGTTTTTGGAGCATCCCTCAAGCTGAAAAAGTCCTTATATGCGTCTAGCCCAAGCGGAAATGTCAGTGATACATCTTCATGGATGGTGGCGGTTGCGCAGTCCGCTCTGGTTGCATCCTCAATTATCGAAGCAATTAAAATGGAAGAATACATCTCTCTTTCGCTGCCCAATTGACTGCCCCTGCCCCAAACTGGCATTGGCCTGCCATCCGAGCCAAAAGCAACGCACCTTTTTGAATATTCTGAAACTCCATTTGGGAATATGCTTCTAAAGTGATATTCGTAGAAAAATTTAGCCGAAGGCAACGAGCAAACACCTTTGGGCGCTTTTTTGCAAGCCCTTAGGCCAATCCACTTAACGCAATCAGAATCGACTTCTTTGACAAAAACTTCAGCCTGATCACCAATCAAATCTGGAAAACTTGAAACAAGCATTCTGTAATCATAAGTATACAGTCGCTCGGTGTCTCGCATATCAAAGGCAAAAGCAGAACTTGGTTTCATATTAGAAAACTTTAGCAATGCGTTCCCCGCATCAATTCGATCAATTTTTTTTCCGCCGAATCTATGTGTTCCAGAAACTAAAACCGATTCGGTGTCAGCCGACTCCATAAGGCTTATAATTGACATTTCAGCATCTTCAATACTTTCCCCATTTTTCTCTCTCCTAGTTAACAAAAAACCCAAACTCACCATAACCAAGCTCGGGCCTCCTGTCTAATACCGTTTTGTTCTAAACCCTGCACCCAATATACCAACCAACCGGCGGCACTTCCTCGGTGATTGGGTCAACCATGATGATTTGGTAGGTGGTGCCGTTTACTTTCATCTTGCCTGACAAGGTAGGCGTAGTTCCGAACTCCGGCAGCATAATCATCAAATCGCTCGCCTGAATATAGCCGCCGTCGATGTAGGTGTTCTTGCGGTTGCCTGACACCTTGATGCCGCTCACCGGATGCTCTGCCCCTGGCGTCAGGACAGGGTTGTACTCAGGGCCGGTTTCTGTGTCTGGCTCCTGATAGATCATGGTGCCTTGGTTGAATTCCGTTAGCAGCTCTCGGGCAACGCCCTGCATTTCTTCGTAGAAGTTCATTCAATAAACTCCATCTTCTCAACATCGAAGACGCTGACCTTGCCGCCTGTGGCACAGTCTCTTGTCATGGCGTACTCTACGGCCATTTTTGCGGTCTTACCATGATCAAGAGCTGCAATAGCAAACTCCTGCCCTGAACCCATACTATCCGAGTAAGTTAGCTTTGCCGCCATGGGCTTCCCATCTTCGCCAACGACGCAATGGAAAGCATCTCCATCTCTAACCATTAGCGCACAGCAATCTATAGACATTCTCTGCGGATTGTCCGACAGAAACTGCTCAATGAATCGTTCCTGATCGGCTACTGTTCCTGCAAAAAACCAATAATCACCGTCCCGTTCAACCCATTTTTCGGCCTTGTCGGTAACTATTATATCGTGTCGACAATAGCGCCCATCTACAGCTATCTGCCGTGCCTTGTGGTCATAAACGATAGTGGTCATTCAATTAATCCCATTCTCAAGCGCGGCCATCAACTGTGAGTTTTTGCAGACGAAGGATAATCCCGAAGCCCAACCCATCAACCGTGACGCGACTCCAGCGGCTTTCTCCGGTAGGAATGGTCATTTCCCTGAAAAACCGAACCTCTCGGTTGTCAAAGAAGCCAGTATTTCCAACATCAACCTGAACGCGAGCAATCCCTGTCTTGTTTGACGTTTGCAGGCTTTGCGGAAACCCCCAAGTCATGCCAGTGTCACCTTGCCAGAAAGCGGATTATCTCGATAGCCGTCGGAGGCAATCAATGGGGCAAGAATAAAGTCCAGCTTCTTCACCACTGGGTACTGCTCATCAGACCAGTACTCGACGGCGATAGAGTCAACGCGGACAGATTTCTTGTTCTTGCCCGGCGTGTAGTCTGGCGTGAAGAATCCAGGCGAGGCAAGCTCTCTTAGCGCGGCCTCATACGTAGCCTGTTCAACCTCAACAGGGACAGCCGTCTTATCAAGCAGAACCCAATCCCACTTTTCAAAGACGTAAGCCTCATCACGCGGCCACTCCCTGACCTGATCGCGGCCCTCTGTGCGATACCCCTGAAAAGCCGTGCGGTATGCGCCGTCAATGTACTCAGAGCCGCGCAATAAGGCTGCCTCTTTATCCTCAGTCGAGGCAGAAGCCCATGCCGTATTGCCACGAGCTTCGTGGTAAGTATCAGCGCCAGCTACTGTGCCGTAGAAGCTCATCACTCAGCCTCTTTTTCGGCAATAGCCGCCTTAATGCTTTCGGCTTTCATCTTGTGGTGCGGCTTCTTTCCGTACAGTTCTTCGTACTTCTCGGAAAGATATTGATCGTTAGACATAAGCCGCTCTTTAGGCTCGGGCTTTTTCTGTTCGCCCCAAAGGGTATCTTTCTGCGGATCGAAATCAGACTTGTTGATGATAACCTTGGTGCCGTTACGGTTAACCTCGACGGTTTCAACGCGTGCCATGTGTGCGCTCCGTGGTGATGGGTTTGTTATATTGTAGCATGTGGCAGGCAATAAAAAACCCCGCACTTGGCGGGGCTTCTTAGCGCTGTCTATATTAGCCCAGCAACAGTGCGGTATGGCGCGCTTGCGTGACCTTGACGCCCCACGCCAGCCCGATCTCATACCGAACCTTGCGGTAGCCGGGATACACCCGAACCTCAAAGGCCAGACCTGAGCGCGGGTCTTGCAGCATCATGGTGTCAATCGCCATATCGCCCTCTTGCGGCAGGGCAGGGGCACGAGTCACCAGCTGGATAGCGCCACGGTAGAACGCCACGTTTGCGTTAAAGTCGGACACGATGCTGATAGCCTCGGAACCGGTAGTCGCCACTCGGAGGCCAGGCTCCTGAATGGTGATGGTGCCGGTAGTGCCTGCACCGATGGTCACGCCAGCCGCAACAACGTACTGGTTAGAGTCACCCGCAATGGTGATGACATCGCCAGCGGTTACGGTTACGTCGCCAGTGGTGGCAGCGGTAGTGACGCCGATAGCTTTGGTGCCCACTGCGTTAGCGCCGGTTACGGTGGTGTCAGTAACGGTGCCTGCGGTGTGTGCTACGGGCTGGCCAGTCTCACGAATAGAAACGCCGTGCGGAGTAGCCAGTACGCCTTGCTGTGACATCGGAGCACTTGACCAATCGCGGTCAGTGTTGATGCCGTACAGAGTGCGCAGAGAGGCGCCTGCGTCGGAGTTCAGAACAAGGTTCAGATCCATGTTCGGCGCGCCGTTGTCAATCAGAATCTTGCGAGACTGAGAGACGGCAGACACGTTAGTGGCAAACGGGGTGGTGCCAGCAGTGCCAACGGCACGGGAGGCGCCAGCAGCAGCAGCCACAGCAATGTCAGTTTCGACTTCATTCACCAGCTTGCGCATGGCTTGGGCAATCATATCCGCCTGAACGGTCATGTAGCCTGGGCCGGTATTCAGGCCGCGCTGACTTTCGCCAACCCAACCGAATTCTGCTACGCGGGCCTTGCTGATCACAATGGAATCGCTACCGATGTCCTGATCAGTCGGCTCGGGCACGGTCATGGCCGGAGAAATATCCTGCGCATTACCTTGCGGGGTAATCGGGTAGTAAACGTTTTGACCTACAGCCGCACGTTCAGCGGTAGAGTCACGGGAAACGGCAGGGATATAGCCTACCTGCTCGCGGGAGACCTGATCCAGAGCTGCATACAGGTCGGGAATTAGGTTAGTCAGAGTGTTCGCCATGTTAGGGCCTCATTGATTTAATTCAAATGGTGTCAGTTGCCGCTCATCCGAGCTTATTTAGCGCCTGACCCATCCGGGCCAATGGCTTATGATGGTATGTTATAACAGGTTGAATTGA